ATACTCCACATCCTTGAGTTCGCCAAGGTTTTGTCCTCCTGGAAGAGTAGTGATTTCTGTTCCGCGTCCACCTTCACGACGTGGCAACCAGAAGTCTTCAAGCATAGACATATGCTTTTTGTCATCACGAATCTCGCCAGTCTGACCATCGTAAACAAGTTTGTTACGATAACGTGCCATGACATCACGCAGATATTGTTCTGCTTTTACCTTAGGAAGATTACCAACATCGATGTAGAAGATTCTTCTTTCTGGTGCGCGTGACAATCTGTAGATGACAAGAGAGTCTTCAATCATTCTCAACTGGTTGAGAGACTTGATTGCTTTATGCAAGAAACTCAGGTTCATCTTTTTGTTTAGATCCATCAAACCTGAGGTAGATTGTGCTACAGCATCAGCAGCAATCTTGATACCTTCTTGGTTTGTCCAATCCATCGCTCCAGTAACCATTGGAGTTTGACCTGCAAATCCTTTTGGATTGTAGATATAAAACTCAATGTAATCGCCGTAGTCGTATTGTAGACCAGTTCCTTTTTCTTGTTCCGTCTTACTTGGATCGGAACCCTTCATTTTGTGTCTAACTTTTCTAACCTTGAGGGAATCCATGTAGCGCAATTCCAAGATTCCTTTCTTGGGTTTCTCAAGGTCAATTACTTTATGGTAGTGACACTTACCATCAACATACCAATTACGAATAATTTCGTGTGCATTGATATTGAAATCCATCATGCGGAGAATGTGATTAAACTCCTCACGAATCTTCTTTTTGACACCAGCACCTACTTCTAGATTTTGTAGGTTAACCTCTACGGGTTTATCATCACTATCATTAACAACAAACTCATTCACAATTTCATCGATGGCAGTATCCACTTCGGGGTGAAGGGACATGTCACGATATCTGCGAATGAGTTCGTACTCGTTTCTTGAATTTTGTCCACCAGACGTATCAACGTATGTACCAAAATATCCGCCAGCAACAGTACTGACGGATGCTTCATTATTAGGAGGGACAGGGGACTGACCTTGCTGCCCCTCCTTCTTATTAATTACAAAACCAAATAGTTGACTCATCAGTCGTAAACAGATCTATTCCTAGATCTATTTATCACTTGTCAACTAGGCGGGAATTTGCGACATCAGTCTTGACTGAAGATACGCTATTCTGTGTTTCGCCGTTCTCAACCTTCCAGTAGGAATACTGGAACTCAACTGTGAACTCTTCGATCTGATCGTTGCTGTCATAAGCAAGGTCGATCTGGGAGACGTTGGTTGGGAATCCGAAGTACAGGTTGTACTGACGTAGAACCTGACCAGAATCGGTTGCGTTCTTCTCAAGTTGCTTGACCTTGAGAGTCTTGGTGTATCCAGTCTCACCACCTTCAGCAGGTGTGAACAGAGGAGCATTGTTTGCATCGTGGGAGTTGATGTTTGCCAACCACTGCTCGAAGTATGCACGGATCTTCATTTCCTTGTCGTTGACGAAGGTTGCAGTCCATGTATCGAAGGTACGATCACCAGCGATCTTAACTGTTCTGCCACGGAAAGGAACTTCGATAACACCCAAGTTGGATGCAGGAAGTGCTGCCGACTTGCAGAGCAAGTTGATCATATCAGCGTCGCCCGCTGCGCCGTCCACTGAATCAGGGAAGGCAATATCGACACTAAACATATTGGGCTTTACGCCCTGTCCAATATCGGAAATAAAGTTGCTTAACTTAGTTGCCATTGTTTTCTTTAACCTCGTTTGATGTTTATTTGGAACTAATTGAATCAGCCGCCTACGACTTCACTGAACGAAATACCAGTCTTGGTAGCGGTAAACGTTACTGTGATGAAGTTGATCGAACGGGTTGGTTTTACATAAACTTCAGCGACGAACTCGTTGCGGTCAATTACGCTTGGTGTGTTGTTGCTCTCGTCACAGATGACGAGGTAATCTGTAACACCTCTACGTGCCTGAACCTCGGAGAGGTAGGAATTAAGTGCTTGGTTGAAACCAGCTCTTGTAGTTGCATCGTTCTGCTCAAACAGGACGCCTTCAGCAAGGTTGCGTGCTCTCTTCTCAAGGTTGAGGAAGAGACGACGAACGTTGATACGATCGAATGCAGAAGGTGCAGCAAGTGCAGTCTTGTCACCGAATAGGGTGATGCCCTGACCCTTGAGCGAAGTGATTGGGTTGATACGTGCCTGATACAGCTCGTCTCTGTCTGCCTTGTTAGGGTTGTAAGCAAGTTTGACAGCGTTGAGGATACCACCACGATTCAGACCTGCTGGAGAATACCAGTCTTCCTGAATGGAAGAAGTCTGAACACAAAGACCAGCAACGTCTCCATTGCAAGGGATGTAGCGATACTTGTCACTGAAACGATCATAGACATACTTGTAACCGCTATCAAATACAGCGTAAGAAGTAGAAGTCAATCCACTGAAGAACGCCAAGGTGTTCTCTCTTTGCTGTGTGCTGCTTAGTGCGCCACCAGAAGTTGCAATTTGATTTCCTTTGTGAGGAGAAACGAATGCGATTGCATCCTTTCTAGAATCAGCGATTCCGATAACTTTAGTTGCCTTCGACTTGGTGTCTGCTTCGTTTGTCATCGAACCACCCATGAGGAGGAAGTCGATTTCAGTTTCTTCGGTATCAACGAAGAGATCCATTGCAGCGCCAAACTCACCAGCGGTGTAACCATATGCATCAGCACCACCACTTAGTGTTTGCCAGTAACCAGTAGATCTTGCGAATGCAGTACCTGCATCTGCTAGAACTTCAGCAACACTTTGTCCCCATTCTTCGCCAGATGCAGCAACCTGGAGGGTAGCAGCAGCGCCGTGGAAGATATACTGAGACTGAGTGTTAATTACAGACTTGTAGTAGATGTTAGCATTCTCTTCGCTTCTGCCATCAGATAGTTTCGAGAGATAAGTTAGTCTCTCAACGATGCTGTTAGCAGATCCAGTCAGATCACCAGTGGTGTCAATGACTGCAACGTGAACTTGGTCATGCTGGATGCCGTTATCTGCTGCGAACTGAGAAGTTCCAGGGCGAGGACCGATAGCAGATAGTTTGATGCCAGTTGATCCGATCTCGGTGTTGAGGAACCAGTCCTTAACCTCGGTAACGTTGATGCTGTCATCAATGATTGAACCGACTGTGATGGTGATGTCTACGCCACCGCCGAGTGCTGCACCAGCAATGGTGAGTGTTTCGGATGCGTTGTATCCAGATCCACCAGCAGCGAGTGTAATGGTGGGAACGCCAGAACCATCGGTTACAACATCGAAGGATGCGCCAGATCCAGTACCACCAGATGCAGCAACACCATTAGTTGTTGTGCTAGCAGTTCTGCTTCCATCAGCAGCACCATTGTCGGTGAAGGTTGCGATTACACCTCTGTCTGGTGCAGTTAGTGAAGCGGCAGAAGTCAACGCATCACCAGATGTGACTGTTGCGACGTTGGTTCCTGAGTCATACGAAAGAATCTCAGCAGTATGACCATTGCTGAATGTTAGAGTTGTGCCTGCGGCGGTATCGGTAGGAGCAGACTCTAGGGTTACTAGGTAATCAGCACCTCTGTCAACCAAAACAACCATGAGACCATTGCCCCAGGTTCCTGCGGTTCTTGCAGCGAATACTTCTCCTACCCCTTGACCTGCCTGCCAGTCTGCATCATTTTTGATGAGAACTGCAGAACCATCAGCAGTTGCGTTTAGTAGACCTGTGCTTTCTGCACGAACAACAGCTAGTCTGCCGCCGTAGTTCAGAAATTCAGATGCAACCATCCAGTCTTCTGCGTTGTCTTCCACAGGACGACCGAATACAGAAACTAGTTCTTGCTGAGTGTTGATGTTTACGATATCACCGATTGGTCCCTTACGAAAAGATGATGCGTGTGCAGCTCTAATAGCTAACGCACCTGTCACGACAGCATTAGTAAGGTCACGCTCCTTAATTAAAACTCCAGGCGAGACTTGACTTGCCATGTTTTTCTCCTTGGTGTGTCCAATATTAATCTAAAATTATTTATTCTTTTGGACTTCTTGAGTGGGGAAACAATGCATGAACAACCTACCAGTCTGGGTAGTCATTTTTGAAAGGAGTGCCACTTTTTCTTGAATCCATGACACGTTTAATTGTACATTCTTTACACTCATATGAATAGGATGATGGCAAATCTCCTCTTGTTCTTCTAATTAAATAATAATCTTCTAAAAGATTTTTTGTAAGATGGCACGTCCTACACTTTCTTTCTTTGAGAAGTAGATGATCTAATTTAAACTGATCTTCTAAGTTCATCTATAGTCCCACATATAAGAAACGTCTTCTTGTGTATCTCCATATTGCCAGACAGTTCCACTATCTACAAATCCTTCGTCTC